TTACCAGTTCCAGCCCAGAATCTCAAACGTCTGGGCTGGAAGTGGTTAGCCTATAATTAAGCTCAATTAGAGCTTTTGTAATATCTTTCTTTTTTTTTATTTTATGGGGAGGCAGTTTAATGACTTACCCAGGTCGTATTTTTATTTTTTAGATTTTTTCATTGGGTTTAATTTTTTGATGTTTTCTAAATTTCCTTTTCGTACTATAGTTTTTGGTCTTGGTTTAGCTTTTTCTACGGTTAAAATTCCGCTTTTTATTAATTCCCCCTGGTAAAATGCAAATATTATTAATGGAGATTGTCTAGTTTTGCCCCCCAGATGTTCGCCTAATTTTCTAATAATTTCTGATTTTTTGAAAGTTCCTAGATTTTCAGCTAACTCTGCTATGACTCTTTTTTGACCTACAAATGTTTTCATAATTTCTTCTTTTAAGTGAAACTTATACGTATGGTCTAATTTTATGCTACTAATTATTTTATCTATGTTCATGTTCATATTCATGTTTACTCCTTTAACTGGTATATTACCAGTAGTCTGGATATAGTGTTAGTATACCCAGAGAACTGTTAATTGAATAATATATTGTTTAATAAATTATTTAGGTAGATTACTATTATCATGAATATAATAGTACTTGAAAAAATAAAAGTTTTCATTTCCTTTAGTTCTTTTTTATCTAGAGTATCTGGATCTTTAGATAATTTTTGTAATTTATCTATTATTTTCATTGTTATTTTCCTTTTTTAAATTTTCAATCATATCTTTTAGAATAATATCTTTCAGAATTTCAAGAATTACTAATTTCTTTTCTATTTCTTCGATAATTTCTAAATTTTCTGTGTAATTAAGTAGACATTCTAGATCTATAATTTCATTTTTTTCTTTATACATTGCTCTATCGCCAAAGAAATGTCTTGCTGTTCTTAGTCTTTTTTCTATTTCTTTTTGTTTCTCTATTTGCACTTGTTTACTCCTTATTTAACTGGTATATTACCAGTAGTCTGGATATAGTGTTAGTATATCCAGAGAACTGTTAATTTATTTTATTGTTAGTAATTATTAATATTATGATTGTAAAGAAGTTTAAAAAATATATGATTAGGTTGAGTATCTAAATTAAATAGAAAGTTGTATATTTTATTTATATATTTATGATTGAAAGTTATTGGTTTATTTAAATAAATTGTTAATGAATTATTGAATATTGATAATGGTATATTGAATAAGTGTATAGATATATCTCCAGGTACTTCGTAACATAATGAATTGAATAGCATATTTTTGGTTTCTCCTTTTGTTTGACTATGATTAATATATTATTTTGTAAAAAATAATATATAATTATATAATAGAATTAATATTATATAATTATATATTATATTTTTTGATTTATTAAATTTTATTAAATATAAATTTGATTTTGAATAAATGTATTTGTTTGTAAATTTATATTTAATTTTTGAGGAGTTTGATTTTGAATATATAAATTAGAATTTAAGTATAAATTGTTATTATAATTATTTATAGAAATAGTTATGTAATTGTTTTGTTGTTGTTGGTTTTTATTGAAGTTATTTATTTTGATATAAATAATTTGAGGTATTAGATTATAATTTAATTTTATTTTTGGTAAAATTAAAGTGTATTGTTGGTTAAAATTGTTTATAGATTGATGATTATTTATAAATTGTTGATTTATTATGTTGTATATATTTAGTAAATTATAATTAGATGGTAAATTTATATATTTTTTAGGTAATTGTTTTTTATTATATTGTTTTTTATTATATTGTTTTTTATTATATTGTTTGTTAATTAATAAATTGTTATTAGTATTTGTCATATTTTTCCTTTTTTATTTAAATATATTTTTGTAATGGATTTTAAAAAAATAATATAAATTTATTTTTTTATGGAATGTTAAGTACATAAAAATATTAATATTATAAATTAAAAATTTTTAATATTTAATATGAAATAGAAAATATTAAAAATTTTTAAAATAAATTTTGAAAAAATTTATGGGTTTATAATATTAATATAATTTATAATTTTGAAAAAATTATAAATGGTTTTATGTATAATGGAATAAAAAAAAATAAATTATTTTTTTAAAAGTAATGGAAAAAATATTTAAAAAAAGGAAAAATATGAATAAATAATGAATAATTTAGTATAAGTAATTTAATAATTATGATATAATATAATTATATGTAAATAATGAATATTAATAAAATTTTAATTATTGTATTTAATTTTGATATTTAGTTTAGTTATGATTATTATGTTAATTAAAATAATATAATATTATGTTAAATTAAAAGTTAATTTAGTTATTAATAAATATTAATTATATTAATAAAAATAAGTAAAATTTTTATAGAATATATTATTTATGATGTGAATATTATTTTAAATTAAGTAGTGTTATTTTAATTAAGATAATATGATTTTTGAAGTGGTATAGGGGGTATTTTTTATGTGTGGGGTAGTTTATTACGGTTCATAGATATACGAAAAGGGAATTCTCAGAAAATTTATGCCACAAAAGAAAAAAAAGAATATCGAAATGATAACCTGGGTCAAACAAAAAATGACCGATCTTAATTTTGATCCAGTCTCTGTTTTAGTTGATATAGCTAAATCACATTCTACCAAGGACAGCGATCGGGTGGCTGCTTGCCAGACTTTACTCAGATATTCTGCTCCTACTATTCGGGGGTTCGATCTAAGTAAAGCAGCAGAAGATTTAGAATTTGATAGAGATGAATACGGTATGATTATCTCAGATGATGAAAATATAATTGGAACTGATGGAACATCAGAATTAAAAGATAGTATTACCTCTATTCCTCAAAATTCAAAACCCCTGTCAATATTCGATGACGGATACGTCGAAACAAAAGAAACTATGTTAGATGATTTAACTGATACTTTTTTAGCTGATCCGATAACTGAAAAACCAAAAATAGATAATTCTAGTTTTAAGGTCCGCGGTCAGTTATTGAAATTTGGAGAAGTAGATCCAGAGATGGCCGCGCATAATGCGCATGGTAATTACGGATCATCAGAGTTTGATAGTGATTTTATTTCTCAAGATATTTCAGTAGTAAGTGATTTAGATAAACTCGTTGAAAAATTAAATCCCCCTGGATAACAAAAACGCGTTATAATTTCACAATGGTGATTAAGTTACCTCATAATTGGGAGCCAAGACCATATCAAGAGCCTGTTCTAAAATATTTAAAAGGCGACAAGGGCCGAAATAAAAGAGCAGTTTCTATTTGGCACCGAAGAGCGGGAAAAGATTTAACTGGTATAAATTATATGGCTTATGCTTCACATAAGCTTAGAATAGGTTTGTATGTGCATATGTTCCCGTATTATGCGCAAGGTAGAAAAGTAATATGGCACGGTAGAGATAAATCAGGAAGAAGATTTTTAGATGCGTTTCCAAAATCTTTGATAGAAAAACAGTCAGATCAGGAAATGTTAATCCAATTTAAGAATGGTTCTAGTTACAGAGTAATGGGAGCAGACAACGTAGACAGTATAGTAGGTACTAATCCTGTATTTCTGTTAATGTCTGAGTACGCTGTTGGTAAAAAATATTCTATGGCGTGGGATTTTTTAAGACCTATTCTTATGGAAAATGAAGGTAGTGCTTGGTTTAATTACACTCCGAGAGGAAAAAATCATGGTTTTACGTTGTATGAAATGGCTAGAAGGACTCCAAGATGGTTTTGTGAAAGATTGACTATTGAAGATACCGGTGCTATAACAATGGATAAAGTTAATGAAGAGATCTCTGAAGGAATGAGTAAGGTTCTGGCAAGACAAGAATTCTGGTGTGATTTTAATTGTGGAGTTGAGGGCGCCATTTTTGAAGAGGAAATGGATTATTTAGATAAGAACGGTAGAATTGGTAAAGTTCCGTATGATCCAGCGTTACCTGTTGATACATTCTGGGATATAGGTATGAATGATAAAACTGCAATAATTTTCGTTCAATTTTATTTAAATGAAGTTAGAATCATAGACTATCATGAGGTTAATAATAAAGGAACTCTATATTTTAGAAATATGTTAGCCGATAAAGGCTACGCGTACAGATGGCACTACGGTCCGTTTGACTTTAAAGTAAGAGAATTTGGAAACGCATTAAAACCAACTACAAGACTAGAAAGTTTTAAGAAAGCTGGAATTGATATTAGATTAGTGGAGCGCGGACCTCTGTTAGATGGTATTGATTTAACTAGAAGATTAATTTATAAGATGTGGATTGATGAAGATCATTGTTTATTGTTAATCGATCACATGAGAAATTATCAAAGAGAAATCAATCCCCTGACAGGAGAAAAGAAGGAAACACCCTTGCATGATGCAGCAAGTCATGGTTGTGATGCTCTAAGAATGCTGGCTTGTTCTGCTGCAAATATTTATAAAAAAATGACTAGACCTGAAGTGCAACAATATACAGTCTTAGGAAATCCAATAAATCATTTTAGATGATATAATTTAATTAATATCTTTCGAGCTCCTCGCATACTCTCGTATGATATGATTAGATAGCCGATTTAATTGGGCTCTTTTAAATCGGTATCGGGTTAGACGATCTCATGAAACGTTTGAAAGCTTATTAGTGGGATCGTCATTTTTTATTATGGACGTCGGTCAAATAGAAGTACTATTAAAAGTATTAACAACGGTAGGTTTACCATCATTAATTATTATTGTTTTATTAGTGTTGATTATTCATTGGTACATGACGTTTTATCCTCGTAACGTGGAATATAACGAAAAAATTGTGAGTAATTTACCGAAAATAACAGAATGTTTAGATAGAATAACAAACTGTATTGATAAGATTGAAGATCATAATAACAATTACGTTGAGTTATATTCAGTTGAGAAACATAAATTAGATGCTATTTATAAGAAAGTTGTAGGAGATTTAGATTGACAGGATTAGAGCCTTTATTTGGAGCAATATTTGCAGGAGCACTTAGTGCTGGTGTTGGTGCAGGCGTTAGTGCTTTAGCAAGTGACGAGCCCCCAAAAGCCCCTGATCCACTTAAAAATACTGTAGAACAACAAGCGAAAAAATTTGCTGATGCTAGACTTAGAAATCAGATAAATAAATTTGGAACTGATGATACTAACGTAACAGGAGCTTCTAGAGTGAGTGGCGTTAAAAAAAATTTAGGAGCTGAATAATGTTTTATGATTTTTCTAGTGATACAAATTTAGATGGATTGTTAAGAAAGGCTAGAGATTATTACGGTGAGGATGTTAATAGAAAAGCTTCATCTATTAATAAAGATTTTCAGGAAGCAATGTATAAGCGTTATCCTTTCGACCAATCTTATAATAATGCTAGTAAATATGTAGGATTACGAACTGGAGATTTTGGAAGACATACATCTCAACCATCAACACCAGATCCAGAATTACATCAAAATTTATTTGATTCTAGTGCTACAAAATATAGAAATGAGTTAGCTGGTAAGTTTTTTTCTAGTTTATTTTCTCCTACAAAACCATGGTTTAATCTTGAAAGTGCCATGAAAAAAAATAAACCCCTGACATCATCTGAAGAAAAAACTCAAAAAGAATATTATCAAAAATGTGAAGAAATAATAATGCCATTGTTGGTTAAACATGGGTTTTATCCTAAACTTCATTCCACTTTTATAGAATATGTTACTTTTGGAATGGGTGTTTTTTACGCACAATTAGATAAAAAACATAATAAATTAAAGTTTAAATCAATTAGTTTAAGAAATTGTTATTTTGAAACTAACGATGATGAAGAGATTGATACTTGTTTTAGAATTATGCATTTAAGACCTAGACAGGTTTTATCTATGTTCCAAGATTCAAAAAACGAAGCGTTATTAGAGTTTTTAGAAGCTTTAAATGATAGTGAACAATATAGAAATGATCTACTTACGCTTGTTCACGCTGTTAGACCTAGATTAAAAAGTGAAAAATCTTACACTCTCTTGGATTATGAATCTTGTTATTTTATACATGACTTCGAATTGTTCATAAAGGAAGAAGGATACTCAGATTTTCCGTATTTTATTCTGAGATGGGATAATTTACCTGAGCAAATTTACTGTACAGGACCAGGAGAATTAGCAGTTCCAGATGCAAGATCACTTAATCAAATAATGGAACATACTTTTAATAATGCTCGAACAATAACTGCTCCAGCTTATGTAGCTCCAGCTGATACTTTTATAGGACCTATAAGCACTGCTAGCGGATCTGTTAATTTATATGATCCAGATAGAGGTTATCAACAAAAATTAATTGAGCCGTTATTGACTGGTGGCGATTATAACGTTGGGATTGATTTTGCTCAACATTTGAAATCATCTATTTCAGAAAAATTCTCAAAAAACGCTTTAGAAGAACAAAAAAGAGCAGAAATGACTGCAACTGAATTTAGTGGACGTGAATTAGATAGATTACAGGAATTAATTCCTCAATATGTACGTATTTTGTCTGAATTTGGTATAAAAATAGTTCAGTTTATTTATAATTCTTATGAAACTTTAGGATATTTACCTGATAAACCTGAATCAATTACTAGTAATGATGTTAATTTTGTATCTGAATTAGCTAGAGCTCAGGAAAGAGCTAGCTTAATTTCTGTATCTTCTGCAATTAATGATTTATCTGTACTAGCAAATATAAAACCTGAGATTATGGATTCAATAAATGCTGACGAATATGCTAAATTAATTCTTAAAAAACATGATACTCCAGTGGAATTATATAATAGTGAAGAAGAAATTAATCAGATTAGATCTCAAAGACAGCAAAATGAACAACAAAATCAAGATATAGCTAGGCTAGCTGAATTATCTAAGGCAAGAGGAGCACAGCCACAATGACGATAACCCATGATCAATTAGAAGAGCAAAAAAGATTAGAAAAAATAAAAGTTTATAGAAGATTTTTTAGAACTGATGATGGTTATTACGTTCTAAATGATTTACAAAAAAAATGTAATGCTGATGTGTTACAAAATATTAATTTTTCTAGAAATAACGACAAAATAGATCCTGTTATGTTAGGATTTTTAGAAGGAAAAAGATTTGTTTTCAATTATATCATGGCTCATTCTAATCAAGAAGTGTTTAACATGGATATTTTGAAAATATTGAACGAAAAAAGGTATAAAGGAGAAGAATCATGGCAAGAGCAAAACGAATTAATTTCGAAAAATTTATTATTAGAGATAAAGAAAATGGAGGAGAGTCATCAACAGAAGGAAATAGTTCTACAGAACAAAAACCCCCTGAACAGTCAAATACTTCAGATAATTCAAATAGTTCTAATGTTCCTTCTACTCCTGACGAATATGATTTAGGAGATACTGATGATGAAAAATTAAAAGTATTCCAATCAAATATTAAAAATATTTTTCATTCTGCTAAATTATCAAAAGAGCAAGCTAAACTTGTGTCTGATAAGTTCAATGAAATGCAATCTGCAGATTTAATAGAATTTGAAAAATTAAAAAAACAAAATAAAGAAAATTCTACAGCAAAATTAAAAGAAATGTGGGGCCAAGATTATGAATCAAAAATTAATACAACCAATGAGACTGTAAAAAAACTGGGAGGAGAAAACGTTTTTAAGTTATTGGAAGAGTCTGGTTTATTAGATGATTATGATTTTAGATCTATGTTTGATAAATTATCTACTGTTTATCAAGAAGGTGAGTTTGTAACAAGTAATGGTGGTAAAAGAAGCGAACCTGAAACTTTCGAAACCTTAGATGCAAAGATTGAAGAATTATTATCTAATAAAGAATTCAAAGAAGCTTATTATGATAGTATGCACCCAAATCATGATAATTGCGTAAAAAGAATAAATAATCTTTATACTAAGCAAGCCGCTTTTATCTAAATAAGCTATAATAAAATTATACCGATTTTAATCTGAGCCATATTTATAAGGAGTAATTATGCCAACCAATCCTACTACATGGACTGAGATTAATAAGGCTCACGTTTTAGCCTTCAGTAAAAATTATACGCATGCTGTTCAGCAAAAAAAACCTAGAACAATACCATTTGCTAACACGGTAACTCAAGAAGGTCAGTATAAATTTTATAACAGGTTAGGTAAGATTAATGAAGATACTGAGATTATTGAACACACAAGGAATGCGGATACCGTTTACTCTGAAATTCCTCATTTCAGACGTAGGATGGGACTTCGTACATGGAATTTTGCTACGTTAATGGATCCAGATGATTCTGATGAAATATTAGCAGATCCTAATAATGGGTACATTGAAACTATTAGATACGCTTTTGCTAGACATGTCGATAAAACGTTTTTTGCGACTTTATTTGCGGATGTAGCAACAGGAGAAGATGGAACTAGTACCGAAGTTTATAACAGTGCTACAGACAAACCGTGTGATATAGCTGTAGGAACTGGGGCTGATGCAGCATTAACTCTTACTAAGTTAAGAAACGCTTTAATGGGATACTACGAGAATGATTATTTTCCTGATGAACAAGGTGGGCTAAATGCTTTAATAAAACCTAAACATCTTTCTCAACTTATTCAGCAAGAAAAAGCAATTAATGGCGACTACGTTAATGAATTATTAGCAATTCAGGAAGGAAAAATAGAAAAATTATTTGGAATTTCATTAAAATTACATAACAGATTACAAACTACTTCAAATATATCGGATATTCCAATATTAGGCCAAGACTCTGTTTTGTATGCTGCTAATAAAAACTTCATGATAAAAGTTGATACTCTTCCTACAAAAACTCAAAGCAGACAGATATTCGCTCAAATGAAATATGGATTTATGAGATTTGATACTGCTAGATTAGGTAGAATAAAAGTTGATGATACAGCTGTGCCTTCAGCTACATGATAATAAGACAGGATAAAACCTGTCTTATTTTTTATTATGACTACAAAATTAAATATATGGAATGAAGCTCTGTTGATGTTAGGTGAAGAATTACTAACATCAACAGACGAAGAATCTATTTTTGTAGATAAATTCAATGCTGTTTACACTAATACATTAAAATCTGCTTTAGAAAAATGCTTTTGGTTTTTTGCTACTAGAACAGAACAATTAAATTTATTATCAGAATTACCCCTGGCTACTGGTTTCTCAAAAAAATATCAACTTCCTAATGAATTTCTAGGTTTACAGGTTTATTACGGAAATGGTGGTATTTCTAAAGATTTTAGAACAGAATCTAATTACATTTTATCTAATGATACAACAGTTGTAATTAAATATACATGGATGAATAATGAGCCTGGTAGTTATTCAGGGTCATTTGGTAGTTATTTATCTAGCTTGTTAGCTTTAAAACTAGCATTCGATAGCACTAGTTCATCTTCATATACTGCAAATATAGCGCAGTTATCAGAAAAATATTTCAAAGAAGCAAAATATCATTCTGCGAAGCAAAGTCAGTTTGAAGGATTTATAGAGGATAACAATATAAGATTAGGCAGTTATTTAGATGGTTAAAGTTCAAACTAAACAGACGAATTGGTCATCTGGAGAAATATCATCTGATCTTACTAGATCTGATATTGAGAGGTATTATAATGCTTGTTCTAAATTAAGAAATTTTATTGTAACAGAAAAAGGATCTTTAAGAAGAAGAACTGGATTTAAGAATGTTTTATCAGTTGATTTATCTGGAATATTAATACCACCAATAATAAAAGCATTTGTTTTTAGTGATCAAAATAGATATATTATTGAATTTGGAGAAAATTATTTAAGAGTTATAAAAAATGATATTGTTCAGAACATTGGTGTAGACAATAAAATTTACAGTCCTTTTACCGTTAGTCAAATTAAATCAGCTGGATTTGCTCAAAGTAATGATGTAATTTTTATTACGCATTCCGTTGTGGGAATTAAAAAATTAATAAGGTCGTCTGATACATCATGGTCTTTTAGTGATTTTGATCCTCAGGATGGTCCTTTTTTAGATTCAAATATTAGAGAAGATATTACTATACATAACACAAAAAAACAAGGAACAACTACTGTTAAGGGTCAATTCACAGCAGCTGTTCCAGCCGGTTATGGAGCGTTTTTTGATAATAATGATATAGGAAGATTAGTTAGAATACAACATAAAGGTGTTTGGGGCTGTGCAAAAATAACAGATGTAGATAGTCCTTTAACAGCCAGATATGTTAACCAAGATGGTTATAATTACAATAATGAAGGTGTTAGCCAGTATAGATGGAAATTAGGAGCTTGGACTAATTTTTTAGGATGGCCATCTAAATTATGCTTTCATAAAGAAAGATTAGTTTTTGGAGGAACTCCTTCATATCCAGATCAATTAGTTCAATCTGTTATAGGAGATTTTGATACATTTTCTACAACTGTACCAGATCTTGAAATAGAAAAAAATAATTATAACGTAAAATATTCAAATCCAGCGAATGATTATTCAGTAGAGTACGATTCTAAAAAGCATATCGTTACACAAGATACTTCTATAGTCTCTTATTTAACTGCTGATTCTGTACCTATAATAAAAAGTTTGAAATCTTTTGATCAGGGGTTATTTGTTGGTACTTCTGGTGGTATATTTGTTGTGACTGGAGGGTCTCCTAGGGAAGCTCAATCTAACGACAATATTGATATTAAATATATTTCTACTACACCAGTATCTGAAATTGATCCTTTATTAGTTAAGAACACTTTAGTTTTTGTTGATTCTTCTAAAAGAAGAGTTAAGTCATTTGATTATGATTTTAATACAAATTCTTTTAAAGAAGTTGATTTAACATTATTATCACATCACTTGTTTGATTCGAATATTAAACAAATAGTTTATCAGAAAAAACCTGACAGCATTATATGGTGTCTTCTAGAATCCGGTGAAATTGTAGGAATAACGTTTAATCCTGATGAAAAAATAGTATCCTGTCATAAACATTTTATTGGTCATGAAAACCAAAATGATTCTTATGCGTTGATTCAGTCAATAACTATATTAGAACAAATAAATTCATTAAATGATGATCTATATATAGTTCTAAAAAGACGTAACATTAGTGGCGGAACAACAACCACTATACAGAAATTATCAGAACATAATAGACAAGAAAGTCATTCTAATATTTATCTAGATAGCTTTAAATTATACTCATCTATCAGTAGTCCTATTGACATTAGTGATTCAAATTATAATCTAGTTGGTGTTAATAAAGTATTTAAAAACAGTATTGACGAATTTTATTTTGAGTACGGATTAAATTTTCCATATACAAATGTGGAAACCGGATATAAATACAAATCAGAATTACAATCTTTACCCCTGGACTATATTTTTTCAGGACAATCAATGGTTAGCAAAAAGAAAAAAATAGCTGAAGCTAATATTTATTTTGATGGTGTTCTGGGTGGTTATCTAGGAACTTTATCCAAGCAATATCCTTTACTTTTTAACAAAACATCTGACTTATTGAACAACGTTTTACCTATATTTTTTGGACAAAAAACAATAAAAATGAAAACTGGAAATGAAAAAACAATTAGTTATAAGTACTTTATCGAAGATCCATATAGATGTGATATAATATACGTAGATATTTCCATGGAAATTTACGTATAAATATGCCTGTATTTACTAGATCTTTTATTATATCTGATATTGATAATCTTGAATTATCTAATGCGGGTCATTTTTCTGATAAAGATAATGTAAAATTATGGGAAAATGTTTATAATCAATATTGCCAGACTTTTTTAAATAGTGATAATGAAATAATATGCATAGCTGGATTAATACCAGCTTCTTTTGGAGTTTTCGAAGCTGTTTTAATTCCCAGTGTTTTATTGTCAAAATATAAATATACTGTATTGAAATACTTTAAAAATTCATTAGAAAAAACAATTAATCAAGTTGATGTCAATAGAATTCATGCCACTGTTAGAAAAGATTATGAACAGGCGGTAAATACGGCTAAATATTTAGGATTTGAAAGTGAAGGATTATTA